AGGAAGCTATGAGTCCTTGCCCAAAGCCGCGTGTGCGAGGATATAAGTAATGACTACGTCAGGTTCAACAGACTTTGAGTTAGATGTAAGCGATTACATCGAAGAAGCTTTTGAGCGGTGTGGGCTGGAAGTTCGCACCGGTTATGACCTCAAAACGGCTAAAAGGTCGTTGAATCTGATGCTGGGCGATTGGGCTAATCGCGGCTTGAATCAATGGACTGTGGAACAAGCCACGGTTACCTTGACAGAGGGCACCGGTGATTATGCCCTTGGTGCATCTACGATTGATGTCTTAAATGCGGTTGTTCGCAGGGATAGCACCGATTTTGCACTGGAGCGCATTAGTCGCAGTGATTACATCAACATTCCGACTAAAAGCACAAAAGCGCGGCCTTCGCAGTTCTTTGTAGATCGACAAATCAACCCCACGCTCAAGTTATGGCCTGTCCCTGAAAACAGCACGGATACGGTCATTATTGACAAGCTTGTCCGAATGGACGATGCCGATACGTTTACCAACACGATGGACGTGCCCTTTAGGTTTTATCCTTGTTTGGCCGCAGGTTTGGCATATTACCTTGCCATCAAACGCGCCCCGGAGCGCGTACAGCTTCTTAAAGCGGTTTATGAAGAAGAGTTTGAGCGAGCCGCATCTGAGGACAGGGATCGTGCTTCATTCAACATACAGCCGTCTATGGCGTACTCAAGGCTCTTGTAATGGGACGATTTGCCACAGGAAAGTTTGCTTACGGCATTTCTGACCGCTCCGGTTTCCGGTACAAACTTAACGAGATGAAGCGTGAGTGGACCGGCATGTTGGTGGGCCGCGACGAATACGAGCCAAAACAGCCTCAATTAGAGCCTAGAACCAAAGCGGTTGATCCGCAGGCTCTTAAAGACCCGCGCCCAGATATTATTAATCAAATCGACGTTTATGCGGGCATTCCTGTCATAGAAGGGCCTAAATTTAGACCGATTGTTAGTTTTGGCCAAGTTGGCACAGTGACGGTGACCACATGAGTTTTACTTACGGTGAATTAAAACAGGCCATAAAAGATTACACGGAAAACGACGAAACGACGTTTACCAATAATCTTCCCGTGTTTATTCGTAATGCTGAAGAGCGCATCCTTAAAAATGTACAGCTTTCAGAGTTTCGTAAAAATGTGACCGGAACTTCCACCGCGTCTAATCAATTCCTAGATTGCCCGTCTGATTTTTTGGCACCGTTTTCGCTGTCTTTTGAGGTTTCTTCGTCCAAAATCTTTGTTGAATACAAAGACGTTAATTTCTTGCAGACGTTTAACCCAAACAGTAGCACCACAGGGACGCCTAAGTACTATGCGATGTTTGATAGCAGTAATTTTATTTTAGCTCCTACTCCAGATGCCGCTTTGACGGCAGAGCTACATTATTATTACCGGCCCGCCAGCTTGACCAGTTTGAGCGATACAAGTCAGTCGTGGCTCAGTGAAAATGCTCCGTTGGCGATGCTGTATGGCAGTTTGCTAGAGGCGTACACCTTTATGAAAGGTGAGCAGGATGTTCTAGCTTTGTACACTGCTCAATTGCAAAATGCTCTTATTGGTATGAAGCAGTTTGGAGAATCTAAAGAAGTGACGGATCAATACATGACCGGCATGGTCATAAGGCCTAAACAATGAACTTTGAAGGAGTTACACTATCACCGGGCATAGTCGAAGTTCAGACTACTCAACATCGTGGTTTCACCCCGGAAGAGGTGGCTGACCGATGCTTAACCAAACTTCTTAGCGTTTCTGATACGGCACCGCCCGCTATCAGGGATCAAGCGATAGCTTATAAGGAGCATATGAGAGCGGTTCTTGTCTTCTACATGAAGGAAGCCGTTCAAAGCGACAGGACTACTGTTAATAACGCTCTGCTTAACGCAGGGCACAAAGATTTGGCTGAACTTATCGGGAGATTATGACATGGCCTTCTCAGGAAATTTTATGTGTACCAGCTTTAAGCAAGAACTGCTTCAGGCCAAACACGATTTTACAAATAGCTCTGGCGATACGTACAAGCTGGCAATGTACACCAACAGCGCCTCCTTCGATGCGTCTACCACGGCATATACAACCAGCAACGAGATCAGCGGTACAGGCTACTCAGCAGGCGGCGGCACGTTGACCAATGTGACCCCGACCACCTCGGGAACTACGGCACTGACCGACTTTGCCGATCTCACGTTCTCTTCCAGCACCCTGACGGCACGTGGAGCCTTGATTTACAACACTACGGCAGGTAGTGGCAGTGGAACCACAAATACCGTGCTTGTATTGGATTTTGGCGCGGACAAGTCATCAAGCTCCGGTGATTTCACGATTGTGTTTCCGACTGCTGACGCATCTAACGCTATTATTCGGATTGCATAATCATGGCCTTGGTCGTTGCTGATCGCGTAAAAGAAACCACCACATCGACAGGTACAGGCGCGATTACGCTCGGGGGTGCAGAACCCAACTTCCGCACCTTTTCGTCTGTCCTGTCGGATGCGGACACCACTTACTACGCCATCATTGATGACAACAACCTCGCCTTTGAGGTTGGTCTAGGCACCTATGCAAGTAGCGGTAACACGATAACCCGCACCACGGTTCTTGCTAGTTCCAACAGCAACAATGCCGTGGACTTTAGCGCGGGAACAAAAGATGTTTTTATAACCTATCCTGCGGATAAGTCTGTAAACAGGGACGCCTCGGGCAATGTTTCAGTTAGTGGCGGTGTAACTGCAACATCCTTTACGGGAAACATTACAGGTAATGTGACGGGTAATGTCACGGGCGCTGTAACAGCTACTCAGGTAGACCTGACAGGACAGGGTGACCTGCGGCTACAGGATGCCTCTGGCGGTCAGTACGTTGCATTGCAGGCTCCAGCCACGGTGGGGTCTAGCTTTACGTTTACCCTTCCTTCTGCCGATGGTAGTGCCGATCAGTTACTCAAGACTGACGGCTCGGGCAACCTTAGCTTTGCAACGGTCAATCCGGCCCCCAGCTTTACGGCTACGGCAG